GCAGTAAACTTAACGTCGTCCTTATCCGCAGCGTTAACGTTAAAGTTACTAATAAATACTAAAGAACCAACACCTCCGTAAGTAATATCGCCCGCAGTTGGAGTCGCTTTACCCATTTTAATAGCAAACAAAGTCTTAGCAGCGTGCGCAGCGTATAACTGTTGGTAGCTATCTTTTGAAGGAGTACCTGTTTCGTCAATAGCGAAACCTTCACACTCGAAAGATTGGTTAAAAGAAGGGCTAGGCGTGTATTGATCGCCGCACTTAGAAGTAGCGTCGATAGTTCCTAACGTTGAAGTTAAAGAGTTAGAAGTTAAGCACGCTACCGGCTTAAAGGTTCCGTCGTTGTCTATGTCTGCAAGTAGGATATAGTCTCTACCGCTTACTTTTGTTTCTGCCATTTTGTTTAATTTTAATTTTGAGTTATTGTTATGTTATAAGTTATAAGAACTCGGAAAACATTATCTATAGGATTTAATCCGTCTAGATTTCTTATATTTCCTACGCTTAAACTCGAAGAATCCCAACCGCTAGGTAGCGTTATTTGAGTGTCCGAATTTATCGCAGTAAGAACTAAATTACTAATAGTTTCCGCCCTCTTAAAACCAAAGTTAGCATTTTTTGTAACAATGTCTACAATGATAGTAATATCGCTAGTAAATCCCGTCTTACCTTGGTCCTGCGATCCTGCGCGACCTGTTAAAACTATGTATTCGTTACCTGCTCCTTCGGGCGCTATACCGTCGTAAACGTCTAGGTTAGTAGCGCTTTCTAGGTTAGTAAAAAACCATTTCTTTATTTCTATATTAGGGTTTAGCATCTTTTATCGCTTGTTTAATTTTCTTTACTAAGTTAACCTTTTCTGCTTCATAAGCCGGAAGTAAAAACGGCTGCGGGTTAATACCCTTCTTTAATATCTTTAGCATAATCGCAAAAGCTACGTCGTAGTCTTCGCTCATTCTGCTACCTCTACTTCCTGTTCTTCTTTGCGTCTTTACGCTATAAGTTCCCGTTATTCCTTTACGTTTTACCCAATCCATTAAGGCTAGCATAAATTCGTCTAAAGTTCCTCCTTTTCCTTTGCCCTTAAAAGTAGCTGCATAGCTAGTATATTTAGGATCTACCTTAACGCTTCCTCCGGTTCCGAATTCAATATAAGGAGCGTAACTAGCCGAAGCGCCAATACTATAAGTAAGTTTATTCTTTTGGTAATCGTAATCCATATAGATAGAATTCCTTAAGGTACCCATATCTACAGGGGCGTTTCTTTTAGCATCCTTTTGGATCTTCATAGCGGATTCTCTTAATTCCATAGCCAAAGAGTCTTTAACCTTTTGGTCCATATCCTTAAGACGCTTAGAAAGTTGGTCTATCCCGTTTATGCTAAAAGTTATACGGTCCGCCATATTAGTAGTACATTAATATTTCCCAAAATCGCCTAGCATTATCTACGTCCTTTATTGAGTGTATAGTATAACGTTGGCCTTCTACTTCTATTTGGTAATTATCGCTAATTGTAGCGTCGTAACGAATAAATAACTTAGCAAACCTAGTAAAGCTTAGTTCTAACTCTAAAAGCGCTCTATTTTGCGTTTGAGGCCTAAAGTCGCCCCATACTGTTTGAGTTAAAGCAAACGTAGTCGTATAGCCCCCTTCGCCGTCGCTTGTTCTTGTAGGCGCATAAAGATTTACTATTCTAGTCATTGAATTAGCGTCGACGTAATTATCTTTATGTAGTCCGATTCTCATTTGTTAAAGTTAAGTTAATTATAATATAGGGCTAGTTCTAGTCCAACGTTGGCAAACCCTCCAAGTCTTTTCGCATACGCCCATATCGTCGACGTCCATTCCTCTATTTTCGTAGCCGTAGTTAATTTGATCTAACATAGCTATTTTAAGTTCTTTAGGAAGTTCTCCTTCGGGAAACCCGCAGCTATAAGTAGCTTTAAGATCCGTCCAAAAAGGACGTTGGATCATTGGGTACTGCCCTCCAATTATTTTATAATGCGCCGGAGCGATTTCGTTTCCTTCTGCGTCTAATATTTCCGTTATTTCTTGTACCGGTCCAAATTGAAATTGGTACATTCCCGCCAAGTTAGAAAACCAAACTATAGCAATCTTAGGGACCAAGCTTAGGCCCGTAGCCTTTTCGATAGCTTCTCTAGATTGTGTAATTAAGTCCTCGAATAGGCCGTCTTCTACGTCGTTAGTAACGCGGCAATATAACTTAGCCTCTTCTACTGTTACCGGCTCTACGATTTCTCCGTCGTAAGCTAAAGTATGATCTATCGTATAATTATACATAACCTCTTTTTTACAAATTTAACGGATTTATTTAATAACAAAAAAAGGGAGTAGCTTTTAGACTACCCCCTAATTTATTGCTTATTTACCACCAAATCAATTACGCATTGATTGAAGCGTAGATCGCAGAAGAGTTCAACATTAAGTTGATTTCTTCCATACACTCAATACGAGCAGTAATTAAGTTCTTTTGGAAGTTAGTACCGTTCTCGTAAGAGAATTCAATCGCTAAAGATTCAGTCTCTACGCGCTCGATATAGTCGCTATCGATTACCATAGCTTTATCGTTAGTAACCCAAGAAGCAGACAATACAGGAGTACCCCAAATAGTCATACCGCCGTTAGGATTAACTACTACCGATCCGTTACCTGCGTAGTAACCTGCAGTAACAGTAGCTTTTAATAATTTACCCATTTGCGCCTCACTTACTAAAACATAAGAAGAGTTAAAGTTAGCTGCCTTTTGGTTACCGATATAATCGATTAACTGTAATAAGTCGTTAGTTTCGCTAGTAGTAGTAGAACCTGTAGCGGCTGCGCTTACTGTAGCAAAGAATAAAGCGTTCTCCTTCTTAAAGAAGTCTCTTTGTAATAATCTAGGTAAAGTTTGGCTAATGAAAGGCAAACTCTTAGACATTTGCTTAGAGAAAGTAGAGAAACCTGCGATATAGTTAGTAACGATCTTAGTTTCAGTTAAATCGTAGTTATTTTCGCCTTTGTCGTTACCTTCCGTTTGCTTACCAATGTTATTAGTTTCGCCTGCGTTCTCTTGGTAGTAAACGTAAAGACCTGTAGTACTTCTTACAGTAGGAACTAAGTCTCTAAAGTTAACTTTTTGAGAAGGGAAGATAGCTTGGTTAGGAGCGTAAGTAGCTACAGGATCGCCTGTTAAGTTACCGCTTAAAGTCATTGTCTTAATGTCGCTTAAGTCGATTCTATAAGAACCGCTAGAAGACTTCAAAGAAGATTCAAACTCTTGCATTTTACCGTCCAATTTCTCCATAATAGCCTCGTCTAAAGACTTTACAGTTTTCTTTTCTGCTTTCTTTTGGTTAGCATATAACCCGTCGATTTGATTTTGCATTTCGTCGCGAGTTACTTTAATGTTCGACTTTAATTCGTCGATTTGTGCAGCGCTATCAGTCTTAAGACCTTTAACGTTGTCGGCGATTTCGCCTAGTTGTTTTTCTATTGCTTCCATTTTGTTTTTAGGATTTAAATAGGTTATTTAATTCGGTTAATTTTTTAAGTATTACCTCGTCTTCGTTAACTTTCTTCTCTTCGATTACCGGCTCGACTGCTTTCGCGGGTTGAGTGATTTCTTTTACGATTTCGATTTCCATTAACTCGGCTTGGATTCTCTTTATTTCTATTTCAATTAAAGAAAACGTTTCGTCCGTAAAACGGCCACCTTTAAACGCCTTCAATAATTTACCTAGTCGGTCCTGTAAGTTTTCCTTCTTTTGCTCGGATTTAACCGCTAAAGTTGGAGTCTCCGGATTTGCAGCCCATAAAACCGCAGATCCTTCGTAGAGTTTTAATTCTCTAATAGTTCTAACCCCGTTCTTATCGACGTCGCTATTAATTGTAGCGAACCCGATAGAGTGTTGGTTAATTAAGCCCGCGTCGTACATTTTCATAATGTTTTCTCCGGTCTCGGTCATTACGATAGGAGTTATAGCGATTAACATATCGTTTTCGATATATAGTTCTTCCGGCTTACCTATTGCCATTTCCATTTCTGCTTCGTGATCTACTAAAGACCAAATAAGATTTTTACCCATTGGTCCGCGCTCCTTAATTGTCTTAGTGAACGCTTCCGGTATAATAACGTCGTTATCTAGATCCACGTTACCGCATCTAGCCCAAACTGCTTTAACTCTACGCGTTTCGTTGTCTACGTCTAAGATATTATCCGGCCCCATATCGAGGTTAAAAATGTCTTTATGTTGGAATTCTTTTTTCATATTAATAGTTTAATATTATTTCAAAGTTATACATTTTTTTTTATTGTAAAGCCTGCCTTACTAAAGTCCTAACTTCTCTTCCGGAATTGTCCCTAATTATATTCCATATACGGCCTACTTCCCCTTGCGGAGGGTAATTAGTTAAGGTTTTTAATTGCCCGTTATTGTCTCTTTGTGCTTCATATCCTAACGTACATCTACAGTTGCAGACGTTAGCCGCAGTAGCCGTAGAGTCGCAGGGGTGATTCATTAAATCGATATAACCTTTACCCATTACTTCGAAGGTTGCATCTAAAGGAACCTGTACTCCGTCCATATTTAAGTGGTCCGTTTGATCCCTAGGGATTCGTCTTGTCCTGTTATCTTTAGTTGCGATCCATTCTTTAACGCTAACTAACCCCGTAGATACGGCTCCAACGATAGAACCGACGTTAGCGGCTCGGCCTGTTTCGGTCCTAGCTATTAACTCGGCTCTAAAGTCAGTTATTCCCGCTTCTCTAAGCAGGGCTACCGTTTGGGGGATAGTTAAATTATTTTGCTGCGCTCTAAGTAAGTATCTTCTTATTTGCTCTTTTGTAGTGTCCGTTATTTCTTCTGCTAACTCTTCTAGGCCTTTTAACTCTAGATAAGTTAAGATAGTGTAAGACCATAGATCCACTAAGGCGGACTTTATTTCTAAAGGACCTTGGCCGGACTTAGTTCCTTTCTTTACGTCGTTATAGGAAATAGCAGCCATTTTAGATCCCATTGCTATATGGAGTTTCTTTATCGTCTTCTTAATCGCTTCCGGACTAATAGCGTTAAAGTCTAAAGTATCGCAGTAGGTATCTACTTGACGCTGCAACTCCTTTTTAAACGTTGGGGAATATTGTTTTAAGGCGTTCCAATAAAGCTTTTTATAGTCTTGCCAAATCATTTTAGGCGTCTAATTTTTCTAGTATTTTACCTGCAGCCTCAAAGATTGCAGTTTCTTTATTTTGTCCTGCTCTTTGTCTTACTGCTATTAAAGCTGCGCGATCTACTGTTTTAAAGTCGCTAGTATAGATATAGGTCCAATGGCCCTTTAAACTTGGATCTACGTTACCGTCTACTCCTAGGTGCCACTTACCAAAAGCGGGCATCCCTTCCTTTTCGATATAAGCGTTCTCTTCTTCTGCGCTTGGGGGATTCCAAGAACTAGGCTTACTTACTTTACCGTCGGCTACTAAGCCCATAGCATAAGTTAAGCCTCCTTTATTTATACCTGTAGTCTTCTTAATTTCTTGCTTTAACTCTTCTAAAGAGTTTAATAATTTGTCGAAACGGTTTTCCATAAGTAGTTTATTTATTTGGATTATAAGCCCAATTCTTTAACGAAATATCCCTCTTAGAAGGACAGTCTTTAGATACAGGTTCGCCCTGCTCCATATTTTTCATACGGCTAACGAAACTAATTGTCCTATTAGCAGACTTAACCTCGTTCGCTCCCCAATCCGCTTTTTTCTTACTAAGTAAGTTTAAGTTCCTATTTATCGGTCCTCTATCTAGCGAAGCTTTCTTAGAGCAATCCGTTTCGCTCCAAGCCTTTAACTCGGAGTAAGACATATTAACCGTATCGTTATATTTTTTATAAACTTCGTCTATTATTTCCGATAGATCCTTTTTTAAATCTACCTGCAGATCGAAAATAGAATCTAAAATATTGTTATAGTCTATCATTACTATAAGTTTTCGTCGTTAGGTAATTGCAAAGGTTGGAAATCGTCTACCGGCTGCAAGTTTGAAGGGATATATAGTTTTTCTAACTCTTCTTTGTCGATATAATCCGGCGCTTTAATACCCATAATTTCTAATTTCTGCGCAGGGGGAATCCACCAAGCTTTATCTAACCAAGTAGTTTGATCTAACTTATTAGCTTCTAATTCTTGGTATACTTGTATATCGTAACCGATATAAATATTAGTCCCTTTATAACCCCAATCGGAGTGCAATTTTCTATTTAAGTTATCGTAAAGCGCATCCAATAAAGGAATAGCGCAACGAAGAGTTAAGGCTTTTTCGCCTTCTATTTGGTTATTGTAAGTCTTATTATCCGCGTCGTTTAATAATTGAGAAGGTACGCCGTAGATATTACATAGCGCCTTCATATCCCACTTTTCGGACTCGATAATATCTAACTCGACAGGGCTTAACCCGATTGTCTTATAGTCTACTTCATAAGCAGAAACCGCGATAGAGTTAAAGTTTTCTGCGCCCGCTTTTTGCGATACTGCAGTCTTTAACGCTTGGGCCTGCGCCTGTCCGCTAGTTGGATCGAATCTTTGATCCTTCATAAATAAAACGCCTGCAGGTCCTCCATTTTGAAAGGAAGCTACCGCCGCCGTCTTAGCTTCGTTGGATCTAGTTAAGTTTCTAGCCGCAGCCATTAAAGGCGATTGGCCGTATAGTTGGTTACCGGTTACATTCCAAGCCGGATTAAAGTACTTATCCTGTAAGATTTCTTTAGGATCGAAATTCCATAGCTTACCGTAGAATAATTGGTAGCCCACCTTAATAGGAGGGAATAACTCTACGTCTGCAATTACTGCCATATATTGAGAAGGAAGCGGGATTAATTGATAAGGCTTACCCTTGTTATTTCCGCCCTCGATCATTTTAGCCCAAATAAAGGCGTTACCTGTTATAAGCTTAAACCCGATCCACTCTTCTACGAAGTCGCTCCAACAGTCCTCTTCGTTAGGGTATTTAATTAACTCTTCTAGTCTTGAATCGCCGGTATATATTTCGAACGCTTTACTATGTAATTCTTTTACTTCTTTCCAATTAGTAATCTTATCGGGCTGCTTCATTAAAGACTTAAACTTCTTAGCTGCTACTGCGTCTACTTCTTTGTAAACGTGCGGCGGCGCTAGTTTAGCCTTATCAGTAATTAACTTAATGATCGAATAGACTATATCGTTACTTTGATAACCAAGTCTAACGTATTCTTGCGAATTTGCACCCTGCCAAGTAACTATCCCCTTTTGAATTGCCACCTGCGAAGCCGTAGGTAAAACAGGATTAAGAGTGTTTACTTTCTTCTTACTAGAGAAAAAATCTAATAAACCCATATTATTAATATTTGTTCAAAGTTAACATTTTTTAATTACCAAACTCCGACCACAAATTTAGGCTTAAACTCGAAGAACATTCGCATAGCTAGCATATCGGAGAAATCGGGGGACCTGCCTATTAATTGCTTAACTCGGTCCTTCGGTATTATTCCCTTTTTGCCGTCGTTATCTACCGACTTCTGCTTAACCTGTTCTAGTTCCTCTATTATTAGCTGCCTATGTGAATCGTCGCATTGAATATAAAGTTCGTCGTTATTTATCTTTTCAGCTAATTTAAAATAACATTGGCTCTTTAAGTTATCGAAGTTATCCTTTTCGTGTGTAATAGGATTATTTAAAGGCGTAGAATTATTTACGAATCCTTTGCACTTTAGTATATCTACTGCCCCTCCGCCTACTCCGTCTTCGTCGACCACTACGTTAGATAAAGGAACCCTATATTCTAACATTAAAGCTTTGATTATGTCCGATACTTCTACTATGCTTTTCTTAGCATATCGAAAAATCTTAACACGGAACCCAAACCAAACGCCAATAACTGTACTGTCATTACCGAAACGAGCAACGTCGCAAGTAATAAAAGGATCGCTACTAGGAATAAAGGAGTTACTAAAACAGTTAATAATCTTATCATATTCTATCAAACTTGAAGGATCGCTAAGGTATTCCCAATTACCAAATAATAGACGCTCTTTACTTTCTTTGTCTAAAGTTAACAAATTCTCTTTGTAATACTTAGAAACGTTGGCGTTATCGTCTACTAAAGATTGGACGAACTTTTTATCGGGATCTAATACGTTATCGCGATCCGGCTTATAAAAGTCCGAGTAGGTCCAATTCTTAGCGGGGTTACAGGTATAAAGACTCTTAGGTATTAAGCCGTAATCGTCTAGCATAAATCTAATACGAGACTTAACTACGTTTCTAGCTTTGTCGGTACATTGGTTAGCCTCGTCTATAAAGGCGTCGGTAATTTCTAGGGAACCTAATTCGTCGAAGTTGGGATCGCTTGGATATTGGAATAGATCCTTAAGCAGAATAACCGATCCGTTAAAAAAATCTATTTGGCTAGATTGGGCGTTATATCGGTAGTGTTGGCCGGCATAAAGCCCCTGCATTTTGGCCACTTGAAAGAAAGAAACTAAGGTAGTCTCCTTTAGCGTTTTAAGGACCGCTCTTCCTATTAGTCCTCTACTTTCGGGGTACTTAAGTCTTCGCTTAATTTGAAAGTAACATCCTAGCGCCGTCTTACCTCCGCCGGCTCCGCCACCGAAAAGTAACTCCCTAGTAATATCGTCCTCTAAATAATCTAAAGCTATCGTTTGCTTTATTGTTAGCTTCATAAGTTTATAAAGAACCTGTTTTAGGCTCGTAAGTTTTCTCCTCTACCCAATTTACTTGCATATTTCCGGAGTGTTCTATTTCTTGCTTCTCTATGAATCCGCGCTTCTTACCCTTTGTCTTAAGGTAGAATATCGTCGAAGTAACTTCGCCCTTTTGGATTTGTTTATGCAGTTGGCTTTCTACGAAATCTAAGGTAAGGTCCGCTACGCCCTCTACGGCCTCTTTATACTCTTCGTCGGTACTTATCCATAGGTAGTGAGTAGATCGGGCAATACCGACCATTTTACAGGCCGTAGTTACGATTCCTAGGCTTTTCTCTAGCGCCTCTATCATTGCCTTTTTTTGTATGTCCATATTCGTATATTTTTATATTAGCTAGGACAGGAATCGAACCTGTATTTGTTGGGATATAACACCGTAGGTACACGTCTGCACGAACTTATCCGTTAACGGTTGCGTCTACCATTCCGCCACCTAGCTAATACAAAGTTAAAGATTAAATCCGCAGTTAGGACATTCCTTAGCTGCTTTGCTATTATCCTTCTCGGTTTTAGGTTCCTCTTCTCGGTCCATTGTAGGTAAATCGAGTCCCCAATCTTCGAGGGGCTTATCGTCCCACTCGTTACCTAGAACGTCCCAATCCCAAGCGCCATAAGAAGAGTTATCCTTTATTATAAATTCCTCCTTTTGCTCCTTAGTAAAATTCATTACTTGGGTTACAGGAACGTCCGTAAGGCCTGCTTCTATACAGGCCCTAAGACGCATATTGCCACCTAGGACGATATTATTTTCGTCAATAACTAGCGGTCTTAACTCTAGCATTTGGGGGAAGGCCTTAATAGAGTCTACTAGCTTCTTGAACTTATCGTCCTTAATGTAGCGGGGGTTAGACGGGTTAGGTCTTATTTCTTCTATTTTCATTAACTAAGTTTTATTCTAAGTTGCAAACATTCTAAGTAAGTCTGCATAGCGCGACCTTGGATAGCTAGTAAGCCTTTAGTTTGTTCGTCTAATTCTTGGTAAATAGGGGTATTAACGAAGTCTAGTAACTTTTTTACTTTTTCTTCGAGTTCTACTTTTTCTACTACCATTCTTTCTAAGTGTGCTTCTTTAACATTCATAACGTTTTCTTTTGGTTTAATTCGGCTAATAGGCGGAGGAGTTGGAATATACTTAGATCCAAAATCCGGCATAAGCCCTAATAATATTAGCATAAAATTTTATTTACCCTGCCCTTTGTAAGGCTTGGTCGGTTTTTGTTTTGGTCCTTTTGTTTTTGTAGCCTTCCCGCCTTTACGGCGTCCGAAGTTTACTTTACCCGAGTTAGTCGCTTTTGCCATTTTTATAAGTGTTTATTAGTTCGTAAAGTTCGGGCCTAGTCCATTTTTTAACCCTTTCGTTAACTGCGATTCGTTCTAGGTTAACTACTTGCTCTTCCCCGATCCTTTGAACTAAGCCTATTCTATACATAGCTTGGTTACCGTGTTTATACATATTGCAGGCGGCGCATTGTAAGTTAACGTTATACTCGTTAAACCGGAGGACCGAAAATCCCTTAACGGGGAAGTAGTGTCCGGCTTGGTTAGCTTGGTTAGATCCGCAAGATATACAGGCCTTCCCTTGGTCCCTATTTCGAATATAAGCGTTAAAAACCTTTTGAGTCTGCTCTAGTAGTTTCGGTAACGGCTTTAATGTCATTCGTAAAATTATAACTTATTCTTATATAAAATTCGTTTTACCTCGAAGTAGGTAGATGCGGTTAGATAAATTAGGCAGGCTAAAGGAACCGAAATAAGTATAAACTTTACTAACTCATAAACAAAAGTTAACTGTTTCATATTTTTATTTTTCAATAATTGTAATTTGTCCTTCTTGAATTCCCCAATTAGACTTTTCTTTAAAATAGTAAATAACAGGTTTAGTAGAGTCTTTTTTAGTTAAAACCCATAAATCGCTATTTTTCCAAGTAAGATTAACTAACCTAACGTTAGAATCTAAAATAATTGTTTCAGTACCTCCGAAATTTCTAGCCCTTTCATTTTTAGTACATCCAAATAGGGCAATTACTGCTAATAATGTAATTAATTTCTTCATAGTTTAAGTTTAAAGTAACCGCCCCAAGTTCCCGT